CGATGAGCCAACAGGCATAAAGCTGCCTTACATCATAACTTTGGATGAGGTATCGGGTCAGGTTATTGGCGTTCGCAGAAACTGGGACGAGGATGACGAGAAGCGACTTCGTAAAGAGTATTTCATCCATTACTTGTTGGTGCAGGGCCCCGGCTCCTACGGTTTGGGCTTTTTGCATTTGATGGGTGGATTGACTAAATCTGCTACATCCTCGCTACGTCAATTGATTGATGCGGGTACGTTCTCTAACTTGCCTGCGGGCTTTAAGGCTAAGGGCGCACGTATTGAGAATGATGATGTGCCTATTCAGCCGGGTGAGTGGCGTGACATGGATGCGGGTGGTATGGAACTTACCTCATCTATGTTGCCATTGCCGTACAAAGAGCCTAGCCAGACGTTGTTTGCGCTGTTGGGTTTCTGTGTGGATGCGGGCCGTCGCATTGCATCTATTACTGACCTGCAGGTAGGTGACAGTAACCAGAATGCTGCGGTAGGTACAACGATTGCGTTGTTGGAAAAGGGTTCGATGGTGATGTCGGCGGTGCATAAGCGCTTGCATTACAGCCAGAAGCTTGAGTTCCAATTGCTGGCAAAGGGTTTTGCAGAGTTCTTGCCGGATGAGTATCCGTATGATGTGCCGGGTGAGAGTCGCAAGATCAAGCGTTCTGACTTCGATGACCGCATTGATATCCTGCCAGTATCAGATCCTAATATTTTCTCTGTAGCCCAGCGCATTACCATGGCACAGACGCAGTTGCAATTAGCCCAAAGTGCGCCACAAATGCACAATATGTACGAAGCATATCGCCGTATGTATGAGGCGATTGGTGTGCGGGATATCGATGGGTTGCTAAATAGCCAAGAGATTGACAAGCCGAAAGATCCGATGAGCGAGAACGCTCAGGCGTTGGATGGATCGCCGTTAAAGGTGTTTGCTGGTCAGCAGCATGATGCGCATATTTTGTCGCATTTGCTGTTTGGGCTGTCTCCTTCGGTAGCTGCAATGCCAAATGTTGTGATAAATCTGCAAAAACACCTGTTAGAGCACGTCAAAACCAAGGCGGAAGAGTTTGTGGAAGCCCAGTTGTTCAGAGAATATGGCGTTGATCCAGACAAACTGGTGTCTCCGCTGCAGCGCGAAGCAATGATTGCATTGAAAGCAGCTGAGTTCTATCAAGAAGCTAAGGCTTTGCAAGAACAATTGTCTGGCGCTAATCAACCACCTACTGATCCGTTGATCGAGTTGAAGAAACAAGAGCTTGCACAGTCTGCACAACGGGATCAGGCGAAGATTGCTATGGATCAGGCGCGTATTACGCTGGATCAGCAACGTGAAAACAACGACATGATGGTTGATCAGGCCCGATTGCAGCAAGCATCACAGACGGCTAAGGAAAGAAACGCGGTAACGCTAGTCAAGGGGAATAAAAATGTCCAATAGAAAGCCTAACTTAGTAAAAATGTCCCAACAGCGGACTATTAAACCAAAAAAAGTTTCACGTGAAACAATAGGTGAGCCTCGTCCCACCTTTGTTTACCGTAAAGATGCGTTTAAAAAAGTAAAAATTACATAATTTTAGTGTCTTTGTACAAATAAACATGCATAATATGCATGTAGCCTTCGGATAGGGCCTGTACTGTCTGCGTTCTTGGGGTAATTCCATGTTTGAGTTCACAGAGAAAGTGTTGCACGAACTTCGTTCGCTTAAAAAGCAAACGGAAGACATCATCTTGGGTGGTGCAGTTCGTGATATGGAGCAATACAAGTTCCTACAGGGCCGTCTAGAAGGATACAAGTTTGTTGAAGAGAAGATAGCTGCTCTTCTTAAACGTACATCCATAGACTAAAAGGACCCTTATGACAGTAAGTGCTTTAGAAGAGAAATGGGCAAAGGACAAGGAAGAAATAGGTCCTGTATTAGACGATGCCTACAACGAAGATGGCAGTCTTGCCATTGATGCCCTTGAAGAGACGGTTCGTAATCGCATTCCTAAGCCTACAGGATGGAGAATCGTGCTTCTGCCCTATAAAGGCGCAGAAAAAACCAAAGGTGGCATTGTTCTTGCCGATCAAACTCGAGAAAAACAGCAAATAACCACCGTTTGTGCGTATGTCTTAGCGGTAGGTCCGCTTGCCTACAAAGATACGGTTAAATTTCCAGAGGGCGCTTGGTGTAAAGAAGGCGATTGGATAATTTTTGGTCGTTACGCGGGTGCGCGTATTGGCTTGGACGGTGGCGAGATCCGAATCATCAATGATGACGAGGTTTTAGCCGTGATTAATGACCCAGAAGACATTCTGCACATGTGAGGTAAGTTATGGCTAATTCAGTACCGGATTCACAGTTGGAATTTAACCTAGGGGATGACGAAGTAGAAACTTCGGTATCTGTAATGGAACAGCCAGACGAAGAACAGGATTCTGTTATTGAAACAGAAGCTCCTTCGGCTTCTGCTCCACAATCTGTTCAACAAACTGAACAAAAATCAGAGCTGGACACAGTAAGCGAGGCTGTTCAAAAGCGTATCTCTAAGCTGACCGCTAAAATGCGCGAAGCAGAGCGCCGTGAACAGGCAGCACTGGAATATGCACGTGGGGTTCAAGCGCAAGCTACCGAACTACAGACACGTTTAGTCCACACTGACCAGAGTAGGCTGTCAGAGACTAAAAGTAGGATGGAAACGCAGCAAGCTACGCTTCGCTCCATCATTAAACGCGCCAGAGAAGAAGGCGATATTGACACTGAGACAGAAGCACAAGAAAAGCTGTCTGAATTGTCATACGAGCAACGACGAGTCTCCGAATGGATGTCAACTCAGCAGGCTCAACAAGAACAACAGCAGTATCAGCAGCAACAGCGTCAACAGCAGCCAGTTCAGCAAGCTCCACAAGCTGCTGCTCCTAGCCCAAAGGCAGAAGAGTGGGCAGCACGTAACGAATGGTTTGGTAAGGATCGAATGATGACCTATGCAGCATGGGGCATCCATCAATCCTTAACCGAAGAACAGGGCATTGACGCTGACACAGACGAGTACTATACTGAATTAGATAACAGGCTGCGTTCGGAGTTTCCTAATAAATTCCAACCTCCTGCTCAAGCGAATAACAGACAACGGAATGGTGTTCCAGCCGTTGCACCTGCTTCTCGCAGTTCGGGTATTAACAACACCCGCCGTGTGGTGAAATTAACACCAAGTCAAGTTGCTATTGCAAAAAAACTGGGCGTTCCTCTCGAGGAATATGCCAAATACGTGAAGGATTAAACCATGGCTGACCAAAAACTAACTATCGACCGCGCTCCACGCACAACTCGTGAAAAGGATGAGCGTCGCAAGCCTTGGGCCCCTCCTTCTCGTTTGGACGCGCCCCCTGCCCCTCCCGGTTTCAAGCATCGCTGGATTCGTGCTGAGATCAACGGATTTGATGACAAGCAACACGTCTATGGTCGTCTTCGCGAAGGTTATGAGCTTGTTCGCAACGAAGAATTAGACCAAGAATATCGCGACACCCTGCCTACCATTGAAGATGGTAAACACGCTGGCGTGATTTCTGTAGGCGGCTTATTGCTTGCTAGAATCCCTGAAGAAACAGTCGCGGAACGTAATGCTCATTATGGACGGAAGGCACAGGATCAGATTAAATCAGTAGACAACGAGTTGATGCGTGAGAACGCACATTCGACAATGCGAATACAGAATCCCGAAAGGAATTCTCGCACTACTTTTGGAAACCGTTAATTCGGTATTTATTTTATTTTAGGAGCTACAAATGGCAAACGTAAATAAGCCTTTTGGTTTGCGCCCTGTTGGTAACCTTTCTGCTACTGGTGCTCAGAAGCAGTATGGCTATCAAATTGCGGACAATCAATCTGGCGCAATCTTCCAAGGCGACTTGGTTGTTGTATATGACGGCTACATCATCAAGTATGATCCAGCCACCCACAATGCAGTTACTGGTGTTTTCAACGGTTGTAACTATGTCGATCCAACTTCGGGCAAGCCTACTTGGAAAAACTATTACCCCGGCAGCGTTAACATCACTAGCGGCATTATCACTGCTGACGTGTTGGATGACCCAAATCAGTTATTCATGATCCAAGCCGCGGGTACTCCGACACAAGCTGACATTGGTAAAAATGCTGATCCTACTGCATCAACCACTGGTAGCACCGTAACGGGTGTTTCTAACGGTACTCTTTCTTCTACTATTGCGAAAACAGCAGCATTGACAATGAAAATTGTTGGTCTGTCAAATACGCCTAGTAACGAAATGGGTCAATATGCAGTACTTATTGTTAAACTCAATCAACACCAGTATGGTAGTGTTGGTGTTGCTGCTGACGGAGCGTAATCATGGCTATTTCTCGTTCACAACTAGTTAAAGAACTAGAGCCCGGCCTGAACGCTTTGTTCGGCATGGAATATCGTCGCTACGAAAACGAGCACACACAGATCTTCTCAGTTGAGACTTCTGATCGTGCGTTTGAAGAAGAAGTGATGTTGACAGGCTTCAACGAAGCCCCAACCAAGAATGAAGGCTCCGGCGTTCAGTACGATACCGCTTTGGAATCGTTCACTGCTCGTTACACGCATGAGACTATTGCTTTGGCCTTTGCATTGACCGAAGAAGCTATCGAAGATAACCTCTACGACAGCCTTTCCAAGCGCTACACACGCGCATTGGCTCGTTCAATTCAGTACACCAAGCAAGTTAAAGCTGCTTCCGTATTGAACAACGCGTTCAATACTGGCGGTTCATACAACGGTGGTGACGGCGTGTCGCTGTGCAACAGCGCACACCCAACAGCACTTGGTCCTAACTTCAGCAACACTCCATCTGTAGCTGCCGACTTGAATGAAACCTCGCTTGAGCAAGGTATCATTGACGTTGCAGGCTTCACAGACGAACGTGGTTTGAAGGTAGCTGTTTCCGTCCTCAAGATGGTTATTCCTAAGGAACTGCAATTTACAGCAGAGCGTTTGATGAAATCTACGCTCCGTACTGCAACTGCAGACAATGACATCAACGCGATCCGTTCGATGGGCATGGTTCCAGAAGGTTACGCTGTTAACCACTTCCTGACAGATCCAGATGCATGGTTCTTGATGACTGATGCTCCTAACGGCTTGAAGATGTTCCAGCGTTCGCCACTCAAAACTGCCTTTGAAGGTGATTTTGATACAGGTAACGTGCGCTACAAGGCACGTGAGCGTTACAGCTTTGGCTGGTCTGATCCACGTGGTATTTATGGTTCAGTAGGCGCTTGATCGGGTAATTTTGATCAGAAAACGGGGTTTCGGCCCCGTTTTTTACCGTTCGGGAAATAGAGGAGAAAGAGATGAAAACAATTATTCACGTTAATCAGCACAAGATACGCGATAACATTGGTAAGAAAGAGAAAGAACCTGTGCTAACGGTAAAGACGTATAAATCTAATACCTACGCGCACGAGGTTTTAATAAAAGGCGATAGCAAAATTGTTTATTCACCTGATAGCCCGTTATCTTGCGGGGCTAGAGTGTGGATAGAAACACAAGCTGAAGTAGAAATAATTAAATAGGAGAGAACATGTCTGATTTTATGCAGAAGCAAATTGAAGCCTCAGAGCGTTTGTATCACATGATGCTTGCAGACCATAAACAAAGGTTTGAAAAAATTGCAGAAGTTTACGATCTAAGTGAAAATTTGCAGAAAAAATTAAACGAACGCGATGAAGAAATACGAAATTTGAAGCGAAAAATTCAAGCATTTGAGGCCATAGAGCGCATGTAGCCTCGTTTTTGATTTGTAATAATCATGGTGTAGGATAGTTTTGCAGTCTCGGGAAGGTTGTTAAATTAACTACAGGAGTTATCATGATTGTAACTATTAATTTGTCATTTGATCTTGACGATTTGTTAGATGTGTTGGATTTAGAGCTGGTTGAAGAAGAAGAGCATGAGTTTGATATCGACGAAGATGGCGTTATTTGGTATTACGATGACGAATTAGACATTCATTACTACTACGACGAAGACTTGGACGATTGGGCTGAAGTTACTGAAGACGGTGATGTTTGGTACTTGGATGAAGAGACAGACATTCTCTATTACTTCGATGACGAAGCCGATGATTGGGTTGATGTTGAAGCTGAAGAAGACGACTCAGCAGCTTGGTAATTTAAAGGGGCTTCGGCCCCTTTTTTCTTTTCTAGGCGTTCGTTGTGGTGATGGATACGGTGGCAATTACTGCATAGAACCATACACTTTTTGACTTCTTCCGCGGCCTGTTTATAGGCCTTATTAGTTAATAGTTTATTAACCTTACGGTTGTCTGGATGACGCTCTATGTGGTGAAAATCTAGTGTGGCGGGATGGGCTTGTCCACACTGTACACACGCAAGTGTACTTTTAAATATTTTCCATTTTTCTTTAGCAGAAGCTTTATTTTCTCGGTTTCTTTTTTGTCGTTTTTCTTTATTTCGATGATAGGATGCCCTGTTCGTAGCGTTGCGTTTTTCTTTATCTTTGGTAGGCATAGTGCGCGAATTGTACTTGCATTTTTTGACAGCTATGTTATAACTCTACCATTCCGGGAATTCCGGTGTATCTGACAGCCCCGGCTGACAACATGCAGACAGATACGCCTCTAACTCGCATGTGAGGACAATTTCATGGCAAATACCACTTTTAATGGCCCAGTACGTTCTGAAAACGGCTTTCAGGACATTTCTATTAACAGCTCCACAGGTGCTGTTACCGTTAACGCTCTATTTGGTGCAACCACCAGCGTTACCAATTTAACTACCAGTAATCTGGTTTTTACTGATCAAAACCACCCTACAACTGCTGCGATTAACGCTACAGCTACTGCTACCGCGACGCAAGTTGCTACTGGTTACATCACTTCAACTTCAGCAGCAGCTACTACAATTACTCTTCCTACGGGCACGGCACTCGGTACTGCTATCGGTGCAACTAGAGGCACAGTTTTAGAGCTATATATTGATAACACCTTGGGTGCATCAACTGTGACAATCGCAGTCAACACCAACGCCATTTTGTCCACTGCAGCGGCTGATACAGCAGGTAGCTTTGGTGATTTGACCATTGCAGCGGGCGCAACAGGCATTGCTCGTTACACTATTATGTTTGCTAGCGCAACGGCATACGTATTTACTCGTACAGCCTAATAGGGGGTTGTCATGGGGTATTCAAGTGATGTAAAAAGTACGCGACTAGCGGCTACTGGCACTATTTTCGCTGGTCGCTCTCGTGTCAAAGGTATTTACATAGTTCCCGGGGTAGCTGCAGGTTCTGTTGTTATCAATAATGGCAGCGGCGGAACTGCTGTTTGTACAATTGACACAGCAGCTGGCGGCACGACTACATACCTTCATCTTCCAGAAGATGGCCTTTTATGTGAGAACGGCTCTTATGCTGTTCTTACAGGCGTTACTGCTGCCACCTTCTTCTACGCGTAAGGATACGAACATGAAAAATATGCACAAAATGCCTTCTGGCAGCATGATGAAAGATTCAGACATGAGTTATGGTGGCGAATCTAAAAAGATGGAAAAAATGGAGCACAAAATGGGCGGCAGCGGCTATTCAAAAAAGATGGCTAGCGGCGGATCAGTAACTCCTCGTGGCAATGGTCAGGCCAAGAGCAAAGCTTGCAAGCTTTACTGACATGGAAATGCTTGTCTGGAACGCCTTACTTTCTGTCTTTTTGACAGGATTTGGCTGGATATTAAAAGAAAAGTCAGATGAGCTTCAGCGTATTCAAGTTCTCATTAATAGAACACGAGAAGAGATAGCAAAAGAATACGTCACGAAGCAAGAAGTACATGCTGATATTAATCGAGTATTAGACCGATTGGATAGGCTTGACGAAAAGTTAGATAGATTAATGGGAGCTAAAAATGCCAGCTAAAAGTGCCAAACAAAAGAAGTTGATGGATGCGGCTGCGCATAATCCCGCATTTGCTGAAAAAGTAGGTATTCCATCTAAGGTAGCTAA